AGCAGGCCGGTGCCGGCCGTCTGGGACTCGCTCTCGATCACCGGAACACCCCACAGGGTGCGGGGGCCGATGCCCTCCGGGCCGCCGTAGTAGTAGCGGCTCTGGCCGTCCTTGGTGAGGTCGATCTTCTCGGCGTCGGACGGGTTGACCACCAAGGCGGTCGGGTTCACCCGGCCCACGGTGCGGGCCTTGGTGATGCCCTTGCGGACGCTCTGGAACAGATCCGTCGAGAACGACTGGGTCTGGATGCCGCTCGTCGAGTTGATGCCGGTGAAGTTCTCACCGGAACCGTTGCCGTTGAGGATCTGGTCCTCTTCGGTCTCGGCGATGTCGGCGGCCAGCTCCTGGTTGATCAGACCTTCCAGGGCTGCCACGTCGGCGAGGGCACGCTTGGTGACCGGCACCCACTCCGCGATGGTCTTGACGACCGCAGACTTGACCTCGAACGCCCACGCGCCTTCGGGCTTGTAGCCGCCGTTGGCGTTGTTCACCAGGGCGCCGCCGCCAGACGCGGCAGTCGCGCCGGCCGAGCTGCTGGCCTCAGCCACCGCCGCCGCAGCGTTGGTGTGCGAGGTTTGCGCCACGAACTCCACGGTGTCCGACGTGGTGCGACGATTCGACACCAGGTTACGAATCGTGAGGGGCTTGCGGCCCAGCATCTCCACGATGTCGGTGCGCTCGTTGACGACGAACGCTCCCGCCGAGGTGGAGCTGGTCCCGGTGAACAGGCTCTTGACCGGGATCGGTGAGGACTGCACGCGGGACTTCGACGGAACGTGACCGCCGGGGAAACCGCCCACCATTTCGATGAACTGGCTGGACTTGACGACGGTCAGACCCAGGCTGGTGGCGCGGGCCTCGATGTCGTCCTTCTTCTCGACGCCGACCGAGCTGGCGAACTCCGACGCCTGCTCCATCACGGCCTCGTCGGCCTTGACGACCTTGAGTCCTTCGATGCAGTCGTGGATCGTCTTCATCGACGTGTCGTAGATCGACTTCTCGTCGTCGGTCATGTCGCGGCCTTCGTCGGCCGCCTTCTGTGCGACCTCACGCGCCTTCTTGACTTCAGCTTCGGCGCGTTCTTTGAGCATGGTGATGCGAACACTCATGGTGTGTTTTACCTTTCGGTGATGTGGGGGGTTATTCGACCTCGACCAGCAGCTGGCCGTAGATCAGTTCAGTCAGTGATGAGTAGTCGACGGACGGCGTCGGGATGGCCTCACGCGGAGACTCCTCGGGCACCGGCACCTCGTCGTGTGACTTGGTGTCGATGCCGTCGTTCTCCTGGCAAGACGGGCCCGGCTCGCTGGCCTTCTGCTCGTCAGATGTGCCGTCGAGAACGGTCAGCACACGCGACAGGGCTTGGTGCGCGTTGCGAATTTCGCTCTCATTTTTGGCCGACAGCACGCGGCCAGCTTTCACGTCGGCGACCAAACGGTCCGCCGCCGTCGGCAGGGTTTTCACTGCCAAAATTTCGGTTTCCTGGTTGGCGCCCACCGTCACCACCGACACCTCATACAGGCGCAGGTCCCGCAGCTCAAACACGCTTTGTCCGTCGATCGTGGCCGGCGCCCCATCCACCACGTCATAGGCGAAGGACATCTGGTCGACGCGGCGGCCCTTGATCAGCCGGTACACCTGTTTGGCTTTCGGGTTCTCCAAGTCCAGCTGCGCGGTCACCTTCAACCCGACGTTGTCCTCGACGGCTGAGGTGACGTAGCCGATGTTGTAGTCCGGGTCGGCCATTTCGTGGGCGAACAGCAGCGGGATCGGGTTGCCCGACTTCTGCCAATCGGCGAGTGTGTTGGTGAACGCACCCTTGACCACGACGTCGCCGTAGGAGTCGACGTTGCCGAAGACGCTGGCGTAGGCGGTGAACTGGCCTTCAGCGAGCCCGTCTTCGGGTCCGGCTTTGAGGTGTTGCGCGGTGGCGTTCTTGGTCAGCATGGTGTGTTCTCTCGTCAGGCCGGCGGGGTGGGAGTGGCCGGCGGCGCGGCCGGGATGGGTGTCTGTGAGCCGTTCTGGGTGACGTTGAGCGGAACGATCAGCCCGTCACCGCCGTCGATGGGCGGCCGATTGTCCAGGGCGCGGGCTTCGTTGACGGTCATCGTCGGCCCACCCACAGCCATCTGGATGGCCTGGGCGCGTTCCTCAAACGATCCGGTGAGCTTCTCGCGCAAGTTGAACTCGACGTAAAACCGCTGCGGCGCCGGTTCGAAGTCAGGAATCAGCTGCAGTTCGATCTCTTCCTGCACCATTGTCAAGATCGGGCCGAGGGTGTCGGCGTACAGCATTTTGTGCTGCTCGGTGATGTTGGAGAACGTGGCGTGATCCAGCAGCCCGATCATCGGCGGCGGAATGTGATACGCGGCGGCGACCTCTTCGCGGGTCAGCTTGCGGCCCTCCACGTACTGCAGATCCCTAGCCGTTTGCGACACCGGCGTGAACGTCATGCCGTCTTCAAGGATTGGGGTTCCGCCGGCGCCGGGGCCGCTGCCGGCGTATTGGGCTTGCCAGGAATTGCGGAACCGGTCCCGTGCGGTGTCCGACCAGTCCGGGGCGTCCTTGGGGCGCAGCAGGTAGCCGGACATGCGGGCACCGTTGCGCATGATCTGCTCGCGCATCTCCCCCGATGCCCATTCCTCCCGCAATACCCGCCGCAACGCTTCCAGCGGAGATACCCCCACGTCGCGGCTGTCAGGGCTGTACCCGCGGAAGTACACGATCTCGTCGCGGGGATAAATCTTTTGCCCGTCGCTGCCGCTGACCTTGAACGCTTTTGGTGTCAACCAGTCCGGGCCTTCGGGGCGGATCATGGTCGGGGGGATCCGCACCAGACCGCGAACGTCGTTGTCGTTGGTTTTCAGCCAGTAGGCGACGTCGTAGATGGCGAAATCGTGGATGAGGGCGTTGATGAACCGGTAGCGCGACGTCCAGGCGTTTGGCCGGCGCAGCAGCGCCGCCAACGGATGATCGGTCAGTCGCTGCCGGTCGGCGTCACCCACCCGCTCATACAGGGCCAGTCCGAGTTGGGCGATGTTGCGGGCCAGAAATGACACCACCGTCCGCACCGATTCCTGCGTGCGAAAGATTTCGGCGTAATCGGCCGAGTAGGTGTTCGATAGCTGGATGCGGGCAATGTTGGGGCCCAAAGCGTTGTACCGGGACAGTTTCGTGATTGAGCCCGAGCTGGCGACGAAGGCCATCAGCGCCGCCTCTCAGAGCATCTGAATGAAATCAACATTTGCTCGGTCGATGAGCACTTCGCCGTCGGCGGGTGCAGGTTCGGAGTCCGGGGCATGAACGATGACCCCGCGCAGCACCAGGGCGGTGCCGCTTTCAAATGAGCACACCCCAGACAGGGCGTTACCCGACAACAGGTTGATGAGCACCTTGCGGTGCAGCAGCGTGACTCGACGGCTAAACAACCAACAGGTCCTTTGCTTCGTAGGCTGAGCGGCGCACCGGCGCTGCAGTCTCCACCGCCCACACCGCACCGATCGCCGCTTTCAGGGGTGCTGCGTCAGTCGGGCTGGCCGCCAGGTCAATCACCCACGCGCCCTGCGATAACACCTTGACACTCGCCGAGGTGGCCGCGTTATCCAAACCCGGATGCGCCAAGTGGCGGATGCGACGTTTGTCCAAACGGTCGAACATGATTCCGGTGGCCGAGCCGAGATCGGGGCCGGCCCATTCCCGAACCGGCAGATTCGCCGCCGACCCGTCAGCCAGCCGCGCATTGACGATGTCGTCTTTCAACGAGGTTTCCGGGGCGCCGTTGGACTGAATGACAATCCCCGAATAGGAGTCGCGGTTGTCGATCAGCCACGGGATCACCCAGTCGGTGTTGTTGCGGTCAGCCGCAATGCCGACCACCGGGTTGCCGTCGGCGTCGCGGGCCGCCCGAGCGATGTAACACTTCGACCGATTCCAGGACATCGCCAGACACACCATGCGCGGGGTGTCGGCAGCCGGCACGGCCGAATTGTCCAAGGTTTCGCGCCACGAACCCTCGGGGAATGGGCCCGCCTCGGCCATCGACAGCCAGCGGCACAGCACCTCGATCTCGAACTGGCTGGGCGGATTGGTGCGCATCGCCGCAGCGATCGCCCGCTCCGTCACACAGTTCTCGACGATGTCGGTGTGGTTCATCGACGGATTGGCTTGCGCCCACGCAGCCCGGTCGGTGCGTTTGGCGTCGGGGTCCGCAGACCACTCAAACCAGCCCAACACCTGCTGGTCGGTGGTTTCGGCCAAGTATTCGGCCATGTCCTCGTCGAGCTCTTCAAGAATGTCGGCGTCCTTGTCGCCGTCAGGCCAGCCGAGTTCCCGATGGGCTTGGGCCCGCAGATAGCGCAGCACGATCGACAGGCTGTCGCCGGCGTTGGAGAGCGCCCACGCCTGAGCCTTCGGTCGGGCGTTCATGGTGTTGGTGACCGCCGACCACGAATCCCACGTTTGATGCTCCCGCAGCTCGTCGAGCAAAACCAGGTCACCGGAGAATCCGCGGCCGCCCTTGCGGGACGCCGCCGCCACCCGGTACTGACAGCCCGACACCAGCCGCATCACCTTCGGATGACCGAGGGACACCTTGTCAATCAGTTCGCCCAGTTCCTCGTCGGATTGGGCCCACTCCACCGCCTCAGCCCACGCCTTCTCGGCGTTGGCGAGATCCTGCGCGGTGCCGATCACCGTCGGGGAGTCCAGGGCGTAGATGTGCCACAACGCCAGGATCAGCATCAACATGGTCTTGCCGTTCTGGCGGGCCACCTCGGTGATGACGAACCGGAACCGGTAGGAGCCGTCGTCGTCCAGCTCTAGGGCGTGAATCAGCAGCCAGCGCTGCCAGGGGAACAGCTTGACCCCCAGCACATCCTCGGCGAACGCGATGGCCGCGAAGCCGTGGGTGGTGTCCGGGGTGAGTTTCCGCTTCGGCGGGGTGAAGATCCGCGGCACCTCGGCGCCGAGAATCAACCGGCCGCCTCAGAGCGCCGCGTCATCGACCGCACCGCCGCCAGCCGACCCGTCTTGGCGTCCGCGCCTTTGCGCAGCTTGTCGAGCGTTTCCGACAGCCGATGGCCGGCGCTGGCGTGCTGGGCGATCGCCAGCGGCGAGTCCAGCACCTTCGCCAACGCGATGGCGATCTCGACCAGGCCTTGGCGGCTGCCGACGGTCGATAATGAGCCAATTTCAGCTAACACGCCGGATTCGACGCGGCCCGGCACCTCGTCGGCGTCTGGGCCGCTGACGTGGAGCGATGTGACAGTGCCGCCGCCGTGTTTGCTGGCGAGCATCTTCTGCCGGCGTAGTTTGTCGTAGTCCCGCGAGGCTTGCTTGCAGGAGTCGCAGCGACAACCGGTGTTGTACCTGGTCCGGGTGCCGTGTTGTGCTGCCATGGGGTCGCTTTCTGGGGCTGGCCCCGCCAGCAAATGCCCAGCAAACACCCGGCAGGGTTTCTAATGTGGAAGTCTCGTATTATTTGCGAAAATCAC